GTTAACGCTTATTACATCTCCTGAAGTAGTCACATCTGTAACGGCTTCAGTAATTTCCAAAGTAGTTTGACTGCTCATCTTGTAACCTCTGGAGTCAGAGTCACATCTCCTTGTATTATGCGTTTGACAATAGAGTCACTAGCAGTGAAAATTTCTAAGTCGTATATGTACTGTCCTGCTGCCACATTCTTACTAGTACTCCCTGGGAGTTGCATTTTTAAAGCTCCCTGAACTGCATTAGTAACAGTAACAGTAAACGTAGCAGATACAGACGCAGCACTATGGGCTGTACGCATCTGTGCCCTGCCTGAGTAATTAGTCAGATTTAGGGCCGTACCTGCCTGCTTAATCACCAAGTCAAGAGCAAAGTCGGAGCCTTGGTCGATCACTAAGTTGTATGTTCCTGCACTCATGTCTTTTTCTCCATTGTGAAATTATATCCCAAAGGACATACTTAGTCAAGTTTTATTTTTTAGGTGGTTCCTAAGATAGTTTACCTATTACTACTCTAGGAGTACCGCTGTCATAAATGGTAATTTTATTAGTGCCTCCAGTTGTTTGTAATACAATAGCATTAGTAACAGTACCTCCATTACCCGTACCCGTATTAGTAGGAGTGCCTGTGCCAGTTTTTATACTGCCTCCAGTTCCTGTACCATCTGCGCTAGTTGTTCTTAGGGAAATAAATCCTGCCCCTACTACTGTATCAGATAAGCTGTCTCCTCCAACAGCTGCCAAAAAAGCATTAGCGCCCGTAGAGTTGCCTAGGTCATAAGTATCTGTAGGTCTAGTACCGCTCCCAGTTATTGTCAGTTTACCTTTAAATTCTGCATCACTAGATGATACTCTAAACGTAGGAGTAGCGATATAACCCCCTATCAAATTAAAGTAAGATCCTGCAGTAGTAAAAACGGAGCCGGTGGCATTAGAATCGCTTATAGCACTTCCTGATATATTTGCATTATTAGACGTTAATACACCTGTTTTAATGTGGTCTCCATCAATAGTAGTACTGCCGTCGCTGAAAGTTCCAGTACCATTCTGAAACCTTACGACTCCATTAAAAGTTGTAAACCTAACAACAGAAGAGAATGTTACATCTGCTATAGTCGACGCGCCTGCCGTTGCTTCTTCGCCATAATACCTAACAGTATAATGTATATTATCACTCGCAACCACTTGAGGTCGTGGAATATTACTCCATACATTTAAGCCTCCACTACCAGAACCGGCATAGTCAGTAATACCCGTACCTGATACTAGCCCCGTACCAAATGTATACGGGTGCACTCCACTACTTGGAGCAGCTGGAGCAGTTGCGGGAGATGAAGACTTCTCATAATACAGATAACCTTGTATACTTCTTTTCCCTGCGGCACCTGCACCTCCTGGGTCTCCATCTGCTCCTGGGTTCCCTTGGTCTCCTTGTGGCCCGGGCCCTCCCTCCTTAATCTTACCGATAGTATAGGTGGTTGTTTTCTGTTTTTCTGTGTTATCAGGATCTAACCTTTCCCTAGCCTTTATAGTAAATACTAAAGGAGTTGTACTATAAGAGATTGCAGCACTACTGTTATGTACTACTTTAGAAAGAGCACCTGATGTAGAAGCAGTATAAGCAGTAGAACTATCTGCCGTTTGGTTTGTTTGTGAAAACCCTGCGCCTGTTACATTAAATTCTGCATCAGTATACCCAAGCCCCGCTATATCTAAGCTGATGTTACTATAACTAGTCGTCTGTGTACCACTTGAATTATAATTAATTATAGTAGTATCAGATTTAACAGCTACTTGTCTAATAGAGTTATTTAAGTCAGGTGTTATATCTAAGAAAGTCATTACACCTTTAGTGCCCCCTAATTTATACGTGCCCGACCCCGTAGAGTCGTAACTGACAGGCGCTATTAAGAAATCGTCTTCGTAGTCTATATCTAATTCTTGCTTTTTCAGAGCCTGACCTGTAGCACTAGCAGTAGTCCACGGTCTATCTAAATACATCTTAGTATCACTAAGTATAAGGGCTATTTTTCCTGCAAAAGCAGTACCAATAGTTACTACATCAGGTATTTTTAGGTTTAGAAACCCAGAACCTACAATTAGTGAACTGCCTTGAGTAACGCTAACATTACCAGCACTAGTCCAAATACTAGCTGCATTAGCTGTATACTTTATAGCGTCGTACCAGTAGTCTATGCTACTTCCAAAGGTAGTAGTATCAGTTTTTCGCACTACTAATCTAAGGGCATTAGCATTAGGAGACGCTAAGTCCACCTTACTAAAGTCTAACATTAGATAAGCATTTGCCCCCGACGGCCAGCTTGCATTAGCTAGAGCAGTACAGGAAAGAGAGTAACTATCCGCGTCGGCTATAGTGTTCTGCTTAGCTGCTTGAGACTTACCAAAAGGAGCAATAATATAAGAGCTTGCCGCAAAAGTAACTAGCCCCTTAGTACTGCCAGAATTAACAGGAGGGGCTAAATCTACTGTAGATGATCCTCCTTTTAACATACCCCCTAACCTACCGTTAGGCCCTTGCTGTTCAAATATATCATCAATTTCAAGGTTAACGCGTGCAGGAGCAGAACGCCGCCCTTTAGAACTAATTGTTGTGACCGTTACAATATGAGACCCTTCTCTAACCTTTGTATAAATATGGGAAGTTTCCTCTGAAGAAACCCTTTGTCCTGAAGTAAGTCCTATTGCTTCGTCTCCAAAAGTATGCCCTATCTCATATTCGCCTAAATGCTCATATTCCCCAAATCCCCCACCAGAGCCTTCTGCTGCAGGGTTATCCCACTCTACAACTAATTCCTCCCCCGGAGTCACATCACTAGGCGTTCTTAACACCCTAAGATTTATAGGCGAAGGAACATCATCAGTAGTATTCTCTTTAGGGTACAAAGGATCTGGTAGTGCTAATGTAAAGTCTCTGTCTACTAAGTCAAACTTAGTATTATAATGTTCTACTGCTGTTATATCGAACTCGGTAGGGCCGGACTCATTTATACCCAGTATTTTATATTCCTTGTAGGAGTTAACAGTATTTAAGCCCTCAGAACTAGTTTGTTTTATTGCCCACACTACTCCATTTGTAGGAGTAACACTAAAAGCAGAAAGAAGTCCAATGGTATCGCGCCCTTCAGAAGTTGATATAGAGCTTATATTTAGTACTTGTTCTTCTACTAAGGTTTCTTCTATAAGCTGTAGGTTTACAGGGCGATTACTAGTATCAACTGCACTTACTATATTCTTTTGAGTAGTCTCATCGGTAGAGTGAAGGATGGTTGTTGTAGCTCCTCCTATTGTAGCGGAGACTACTTCATCCCCTCTATTAAACGTTGTTGTGCCTCCTGCTGCATTTGCGAGAGTAGCTACCTCTTGGTTCAATACTACAGTTTTTTTAGGTAATATTACAGCTATAGTATATGTGTACCCTGAAGCAAGATGGCTAGAAACCTCTCTGTCAATAGTTATAGAACTACTGTTACAGCTATTTACTCTGCCACTAAAGGGCACTCTGAAGTCTGCCTCATCCTGTAAGTTTATTATGTCTCCTGGGCCTAAGAAAGCTGCATTTATGCCCGTCTTAAAAGAGACTAACTCTGTTTGGTTAATAGCAGTCCATAATTTCCATCTACCATATCGTATTGCTTGCCCTTCTGAAGTACACCCAAACGCTACAGCTTTCTCACTTTTAACTGTCCCTGTCTTGAGCTGGTTTTCTCTATCCTCAATTATTATAGGTTCTAACTTATACTCCGCTTCAGGGTTATTCCAGCTAACCACAATCTGATTAGCGCGTGTCTTACTCCCTGTAGATTGGTACTCAAAGGTTCCGTCTATAACATTGGATCGGCTAAAAGTATAGATAGGCTCTTTAGGCTCATCTAAAATTGCACTGAACTGTGAGTCTGACCAAAATAACATACCTCTAAATACTGTTGCGAAGTCTTTTAGTATTTTATAAGCATCAGTGGCTTTAGTTAAGTATATATTGGATCTGAAACGAGGCTCAGTTCCTCCTTTACCATCAGGAACTAGTTCATCACAGTACTTAGCGACTTTATATAGAGAAAACTTATCAATATCTGTTGAAAGTAGATAATCTCCTAGACCATACCTATTATTGGTGCATATGTCATAAAAAACCCAAGCAGGATTATCGGTATATACAGGATTGGGTCGAAATGAGCCATCCCAAAGCTGCGGAGAGTTCATATTACCTACATCACCCGTTTCATTAATTCGAGTATACTTGGCACTTAAGTCACCTGTTTCCTCCCTAGTTATGTAATTTGCTGGAACTTGTACTTTTAGTCCATAGCACTCGTAGCCTCTGGTAGGTTGGCTCTGGAACGTCTTAGAACTGAATGAAGTATTCGCATAGGCAGTGTATGGAAAGCTTAGCTTTTCTTTTACTAGACCTATAGCCTGGGCTACTGAAGAAGGATAAACACCTGAATAATGTTTATCAGGGTCTCCTCCAGACGCTGCTCTAGCAGCATTACCCTTTGCACTTTCAAAACTGCTTTTTATTCCTCCCGCTCGGTTAGTCGAACTAGAAGTTCTATTCCCACCAAATCTATGTTCAATAGTAAAGTCGTCCGGGTCATCTTTAGTAATGCGGCTTATTCGTATTGTAAAACCAGTAAAAGGCTGTAATCCTTCTAAGTTAATCCTAAACTCTGTAGAAAATTTAGCTGTTTTCTTAAACACTACGCCCCAGCACTGAGTATCTCTTACACCGTTGTTATTAAGGTCTGCTAAGGGGGCCTGATTTCCCGAAGGAGGTAGTACGGTATTAAATACTAAAGACCCTCCAGTATGAACCGCTAACTCTATATGATAAGCTACGGCTGCTGGATATTTACTACCAGAGCTTGCACTCTGCAAATAGCAACCACTAGGGTAAGACATTAGTATTTTTACTTCATCTATTTGAGCTGCCTGTGCCCCTGTAGAGGTTATAGTAGTATAGTTTGAACCTGTAAACTTTACTAACCCAGCATTTGATACATTTAAGGATACAGAACTCGTGCCTACACCTTCCAGAGTACTTGAAGGCTCCTGGTCTAAGGTACCTGTTGAGAACTGGACTGCTGAATTAGTATACTTCTGAGAAGCCGGTATGTCCCCTAGGGCATTTACACTAGCTCCCACTTCTTTAGTTATTGTGAAGTCAAACTCACCTGTAAGACCTGGGGCATTATATAGTGTTATCTCGTTGCCTGCAATCGCAGATATCTTAAAAAATCTAGATATAATAAGCTCATGCTCGGTAGACCCATCTCTATCAGCAGCCGTTATAGTATTATAATTTATTGAGCCCGTCTGCCAAGTGGCTGTAGTACCTCCTGAAGTAATACCGCTAATTGTGCCTTGTTCAAGCACCTTTCCAGAAGCTAGTCTTAGTTGCGCTAAAGTTTTTCCTTCTGTGACAAAGGCCGAGTTTATAGTAGAGTTAAATGTAGGGTCAAAATTTCCACCACCTACTCTACCAATACCAATATTCTCAGGCATTGCGGGTAGACTGATGATATCGGCTGAGATAGCAGGCATATAAGGTCTATAACTAGATATTATAACTTTTATAACAGAAATCTTCTCTATAAGTAAGTACTTATCCCCCTCTGATACTTTAGCTTTAAATATTTCACCATTTGTTAGTACTTGAGCGGTAACATCAGTATTACTATCAAGCTTTATTTTAGTAGAACTATTGCTATAAATTTGGTCATTTTCATCATCTATAGGATCATTATTTAGGAATACACTTCTACTTCCATTTACCAGACCTCCTATAGGGCCTTCTGAGATTATATCTGTTACTAGAATGTTTTGCTCTGTAGAAGATTGTATAGTATTGTTTACACTATCATTATTTGTAGACTGTACTCTTCTATCTAATGCACTAATCGACTGTTGGGGCATTACGCGCTCCCTAAATTAGTGGAGCCGTTTAGCATATAAACAGACCTCCATACGTTTGATTGAACGCCAGAGACTTCAAAGTTGACGGGCTGACCTGGTACTCGTAATCTTCCATAGAGTACTGGCATAGGATCTCCCTCCACTATATTTTGCTGGTTTCCGTTGAATAAGTAATTTTGTTCTTGGTCTGCGTCGGTTGCAGGGTCAGGTGCCATCACTTGAGATAATCCCATCATGCCTAAGTTTACGGCTAACATACCTAGGCCCAGTTGAATGTTAGCGGCTGATATGCCCATGATAGAGCCAACATAACTTGTCCCAACTGTTGCGGCGCTGGCCCCTACACCTCCACCTAGAGTTACTGAACCTGTAGTGGTTAGTAGGGTAGGCATAGCTATAGCAAGAGCAATCAATGCGATTGCTGCAAGTATCTTTCCGCCTCCAGATTTGGAACCAGCGGGAATTGGAGTAATAGTAACGTCTCCTTCCTGTAGGTTCATTAACATCTCTTCTACGTAGTCTAACTTATTACTTG